AATAAGTTCTACCCTGAGTTTAACCCAAGTTACCCAAAGCACCTAGACACCTTAATTCTAAGCCGTTTAGTCTACCCAAACATCTATGACATCTCTGAGGAGAACATGAGGCGAGGCAAGGTAAAGATGCCACCTAAGTTATTCGGTAGTCATTCCTTAGAATCTTGGGGTTATCGTTTGGGTCTACATAAAGGAACTTACGGTAAAGACTCAGATGACCCTTGGTCTACCTTTAGTGAAGAAATGCTTGACTACTGCATCCGTGATGTACAGGTTACTGTTAAGTTATTCAAGATGATTGAGAGAAAAAGGTATGACCAAAGAGCCATTGAGTTAGAACATAAGACTGCTGAGTTAATCACTAGACAAGAGACCAATGGTTTCTGCTTTGATGAGCCTAAAGCTATTGAGCTTCTGGCTGACCTACAGGTAGAGAAATTGGACATAGAGGAAAGACTTAAGAACCAATTCGGTAACTGGTGGGTAAGTCTAGGAGAACAACAACACAAACGCACCGCTAACTATAAGGACAAACTTAGAGGCTCCACGATAAAAGGTGTCCCATTCACAAAGGTTAAGCTCATAGAGTTCAACCCAGCCAGCCGCCAGCATATCGCTAAGGTACTACAGGAAATTGGATGGGAACCTACTGAATGGACAAACTCAGGATTACCTAAAGTTGATGAGACCACCTTAGCTTCTATGGATTTACCTGAGGCTAAGGACATCGTTAAGTATCTAATGCTGACCAAACGCTTAGGTCAACTAGCCGATGGCGACCAAGCGTGGCTTAAGAATCTGAAGGCTGACAAACGTCTACATGGGCGTGTTAATACCAACGGAGCGGTTACTGGAAGGATGACCCACAGTAATCCTAATGTAGCCCAAGTCCCATCGGTCTATGCACCTTATGGTGATAGATGCCGTGAGTTATTCAGAGTCCCTGACAACTGGTTACTCTTTGGGACTGATGCTTCAGGGTTGGAACTTCGCTGTCTTGCTCATTTTATGGGTGAGTTTGATGAGGGGGCTTATGGTCATGTGATTCTCAATGGTGATATACACACCGAGAACCAAAAGGCCGCTGGTCTGCCTACTCGTAATAACGCAAAAACTTTTATATATGGGTTCTTATATGGTGCAGGGAACGCCAAGATTGGTGAGATTGTTGGGGGTTCTGAAGATGTCGGTAAGCGACTTAAGGCTAAGTTCCTAAAGCGAACCCCTGCCCTCAAGAAACTTATTGACGTCGTTAAGGGGAAGGCAGGTGACGATAAACACCTAATAGGTCTCGATGGTCGAAAGTTACACGTCCGTTCCCAACACTCAGCATTAAACACCCTACTCCAATCAGCAGGTGCTTTGGTCTGTAAGAAGTGGACTATAGAGATGGAACGATTAGCCCTTAATCATGGTTTAGAGCATGGCTGGAACGGTGACTTCGCTTGGTGTGCAAATATCCACGATGAAAACCAAATAGCTGTACGTAACCAAGAGGTTGCTGAGTTATTCAAGGGTTTCTCTAAGCAAGCAATGAAAGCAACTGAGGAATACTTTCAATTCAGGTGCCCTTTAGATGTGGATTCTAAGGTAGGTCTTAATTGGAAAGAGACACACTAGTAAACTATAGGAGAATAGTTATGGCTAAGATAGCTATGAGTTTTGATACCTTTGTTAGTCTTTATGGCACTGAGGTATTACTTGAGTACCACTTTGAGGAAGTCGCAGAAGAAACGGGTATGTCCTATGAGGACTACCTACAGATGAAGTTTGATAATTTTATAGAGGAAAATAAATGGGTTACACCATCGGAATAGACCAGAGTCTAACATCTACAGGGATTGTGGTACTCCATGATGGGGAACCTAAAGCCTACAAAGTTATCACAACAGACAAGGCTTATGACAAATTCACTCGAATGATGGAGGCTGCTGAGTATATCATTAACTTTATCCAGCGTCTCGATAAGTATTCCGAGGAGGTTGAGCGTGTGATTATCGAGGGACTACCCTTCGGTATGCGTCAATCTAATGTCACTAGAGACCTTGCAGGTCTACAAGCTGTCATCGTTACTTCTTTACAAGAAAACCTAAAGATAACCATAGAGGAGGAATTACACATTGTCGCACCCACTACGATTAAGAAGTATGCCACTGGTTCAGGTAAGGCTACAAAAGACCAGTTGTTTGAAGCGTTGCCTGAGAGTGTCCAAAAGGTCTTTGAAGCTGTGCCTAAAACTAAGGGACGCTTTGACCTAACGGATGCCTACTGGTTGGCTAAATATGGAGATACTTTATGAAGTTATTAATTGACGCTGACATTGTAGCGTATCAAGCGGCTGTCTCAGCGCAAACATCAGGTTCATGGACAGACAATGAGCACCATGTGTTTGGAATGATGGAGAAAGGCAAGGCTAAACAACAGGTTAAGAGTTACATAGATAGAACAATGGAAGCCACAGGTGCTAAGGGTTTTATCATGTGCCTCTCAGGGGACAATAACTTCCGCTATGACGTTGCTTCATATTACAAAGGCAACCGTAAGTCCACCTGTAAACCTATTGGTCTAGGGGAACTTAAAGACTACATAGCGAAAACCTACGAGTCAATCACTGTGGATAACTTAGAGGCTGATGATGTCATGGGTATCTACGGCTCACGTTCATCTGATTATATCGTTGTGAGTGAAGATAAAGATCTACAGACCATCCCATGTACCCTATTCAATCCAGCGAAGGACAAAGAGGTACGCCATATAACACAGGCTCAGGCAGACTTCTTTTTGTACTGCCAAGTGTTAGCAGGAGATACAACAGATGGTTACACAGGATGTCCTAGTTTTGGCATGAAGACCGCAGAGAAGTGGCTGACGAAACATGGGACATCTTGGGACTCTGTGGTTGCAGGGTATCGTTCTAAGGACTTAGGTGAGCAATTAGCCTTGGAGAACATGAGACTCGCTCGCATCCTAAGAGATGGGGAATATGATTTTAAAACAGGAGAAGTAAAACTATGGACACCGTAAAGTTCGATTTGATTGAAGACTTTGAGGAGGCGGTTAAGACATGGGCTGTCGAAAGGAATATCTATGCGGAAAGCTCTCCTTTTAAGCAAGTAAGAAAGACACTAGAAGAAGGCCTAGAGTTAGAAGATGGCATCTGCAAAGGAGACCGTGAAGAGGTTAAAGATGCTATCGGTGACATTTTAGTGACGTTGGTTAATGTAGGCTTCTACTACAACCTAGATTTACTACATTGCGCTGAAAGTGCTTATAACGAGATTAAAGACCGAAAAGGTAAAATGATTAATGGTAAGTTTGAGAAAGGTGAAGAGTGATGAAGATATTAAAACGAGATGGCCGTACAGAGAAATATGATGAGTTCAAAGTTAAGGAAGCGGTACGCAAGGCTATGAGCCGCACAGAGAATTACATCCCATCGTTACCTGATGTAATCGAACAGAACGCCTTTGTCTCACTTCGAGAGAAATCAAAAGATAATACTATACCCGTAGATAGTATACACACCTTAATTGAGAACTTATTGATGCAAGGCAACCACTTTGACATTGCCCGTGAGTACATCTCATATCGTAGCTTTTGGACATTTAAGCACTTTAACTATGATGCAGACGTACAACAATTCAAAGTAGACCTAAGTGACCATGAGCGTACAGTAGTGACAAGAGCAATGCTCGCTATAGGGCAAGTAGAGGTCGCTGTGAAGACTTTCTGGGTTAAGATAGGTGATTACTTACCTAAGCCAGAGATACAGGCTGTAGGGGCTGTATTTGGGGATTCTGAGGTACGTCATGCAGATGCTTATACACACCTATTGGAAATCCTAGGTCTGAATAGTATGTTTAAAGATATTGACAAGTTCAAACCTTTGGCTAATCGAAGAGACCACCTAAAGAAAAAACTAAGTCCCTCAGATAGCCGTGAGGAGTTCTTGTTGAAAGTTCTCTTGTTCTCTACGTTTGTTGAGAATGTCTCACTGTTCTCTCAGTTTCTTGTTATGCAAGCCTTTGATAAAGAGACCAATCGTCTCTCAGGTTTGGCTAATGCCATCGAAGCTACTTCCAAAGAAGAAGACATTCACTTCCAATTTGGTATTGAATTAATCAAGACAATGAAACAGGAACACCCTGAGTTATGGACATCTTCTCTACTCCACGAAGTGAAACGTGAAGCAACCAATGCCCTATTCGCTGAGTTCTTTCTGATTGATTGGTTGTTCGATAACAAAGACCTACCATTTATCAAAATAGATGATGTTAAAGGGTTTGTCACAAGACGTATGGCTAATAGCTTGAAAGCCCTAGAGATTGACTTTGATTACACAGAGTATCTCTATGATGGAATACAGTTTGACAAGTGGTTTGAGCAGGAGCGTGTGATCCCAGCGAACACAGACTTCTTCCATAAGAAAGTAACGGATTACTCTAAGGGGACTAAGAGCTTCACAGAAGATGATTTGTTTTAACCAAAAGTACACTATAGGATAATAAAAATATGAGTAATAACTTTGAATGGGTCAATGATGACGTACGTACCTTTATGTCACGGGGGTACTTAGAAAAAGGTGAGGAAGTAGAAGACCGAGTTGAGGCTATTGCAAATGCTTTTAAGGATAACCTCTATGACATGGGTTTATCAGAATATAAGGCGGATGCACTCTCTTATAATTTCTACAACTATATGGCTAAAGGTTACTACAGCCTAGCAACACCTGTGTGGACAAACTACGGTAATAAACGAGGTTTCCCCGTAAGTTGCTTTGGGGCTGTCCCTCACGACTCTATGGACTTAATCGGTAAGGCTGTCCATGAGGCTATGCTGTTAATGAAAGGTGGCGGTGGTCATTCATTATACATGGGTGACACAAGACCACGAGGTTCTCTTATCCAAGAAGGTGCTAATGGCAAGTCAAGTGGCTCTGTTCACTTCTTACAAATCTTTGAGACCTTAACGAATGTGGTCTCTCAAGGTTCAGCTAGACGAGGTTTCATTAGCCCTTATCTTGATGTAGAACACGATGACATCGAGGAGTTCCTTGAGGTGGGTTCTGAAGGTAACCCACTACAGGATTTAACCACAGGTGTCGTGGTTGGTTCTGAGTTCTTAGAGAGAGCCAAAGGAGGTGACCCTGAAGCAAGACGTATCTTAGCGAAGATTCATAAGTCACGCTCAGAGTTAGGTTATCCTTACATCTTATTCCGTGATAACGCAAATAACGGTAAACCTGATGTATATAAAGATAACCGCCTAGACATTAAAGCGTCTAATATGTGTAGTGAGATTATGCTTCCAAGTTCTGAGGATGAAACCTTTGTTTGTGTTCTTTCCTCCATGAACCTTGCAAAGTATGACGAATGGAAAGACACAGATGCCGTGGAAGTATTAACAATCTTCCTAGATACAGTGGTTGAGGAGTTCTTGTCTAAAATTGAGGAGATGACAATGGGTGAGTATTTAGACCCACTACACCCTCTCCACCGTGTCTATATGTTTGCTCGTAATCACAGAGCGCTAGGCTTAGGGGTACTTGGTTGGCATCATTTGTTACAGTCTAAAGGTTATTCGTTTGAGTCTAAAGAAGCTATGAAGCTAAACGTGGAAGTCTTTAAGACACTTCAAGAACGTACCTATGACGCCTCTGAGATGCTTGCAGATTGGTTTGGTGAGCCACAGTTACTTCAGGGTTACGGTAGACGCAACACAACTCTTATGGCTATTGCGCCAACCAAGAGCTCATCGTTTATCTTAGGGCAAACCTCACAGTCCATTGAGCCTGAGTTTGCAAATATTTACACTAAGAACTTAGCGAAAATCAAGGTGGTCGTTAAGAACCCTTATCTTGAAGATGTCTTAGAGAAATATGGAAAGAACGATGATGAAACATGGTCATCTATTGCTAACGCTGCTGGCTCTGTTCAACACTTAGAGTTCCTCACAGATAATGAACGGGAAGTCTTTAAGACTTTCCATGAGATTAACCCTGAAGCTGTTATCAACCAAGCAGGTATTCGTCAGCAGTACATCGACCAAGGACAATCATTGAATCTTATGATTCCACCTGATATGTCAGTTAAAGAGATTAACCGTCTGGTCTATCACGCTAACGATATGGGTATCAAGAGTCTGTACTATCAGTATTCCATGAATGCTGCTCAGATGATGACACGAGAACGCTTGTCTCTTGAGGAAGGCTGTAAGGCTTGCGAGGGATAACTTAAATAAACATAGGGCTATCTAAAGGTAGCCCATAGGAGCATTTGTATGACTATGGAATTTATAGCAACACTACTAGTAATTGTTAACGTGGTTTTAGCAGGACATATCTTTTGGCTACAGAAGAGTCTAAAGGAACACCAAGAGGTTCTAAATCAGATAGCTTTTGAGATGCACAGAGAAGGAGACGAATGATGGGACACTATGATGACTTAAGAAGATTGGATAAGAAATCTAACGGAGTTCCTATGGTCGATAAGATTACAAATAGTGTAAACCCAGACCATTACAAGGTTGGAGGCATTGAAACCATTGATTTCATGGAAGCTAAGTTAAGCCATGAGGAGTTCATTGGTTATCTCAAAGGTAATATTCTTAAGTACACCTCAAGGTTAGGCCATAAGGACTCCCCTGTTCAAGAGGCAGGAAAGATTGAGTGGTATGCAAAGAGACTTAAGGAAACCTTGGGTTAGAAATAAAGGAGATAGTTATGGGTTATAGACCACCTACAGAAGAGCAATTAGAGTTATGGGTTGAAGATACCATCCATGACGCTATTGATAGTTTAGATGCAGAAGTACCTAATGAGTTATTTGTTCGATTAGTAGATACTATTGAGGAATGGGAAGGCTGGGACGACTACGTTCTTGATAGTCACTTTGATGGTTATTTAGATAATGTAGAAAGCTTGATGGTGGAGGTAGAAGCAGATGGACATTAAACAACTTAAAAACAAATTATGTTCTTCGTTTGGTGTCTGCAATATGCCAGACGAAGCATTGGCTTTTATTCTTGCTGAGTACAGTAAAGGATTGCCGAAAGAACCTAACACCAGTATTATTGAATGGCACAAGTTCGATAAAGAAGATGCTACTACATGGCCAGAAGAACAAGAACCAGTGCAAACAAATCTAGGGTATGGGTGGTTGTTTTATCCTTATGAATCAGAAGAATACTATGAGGCGCTTGAGTGGGAAGTTACAGAAGATGGATGCGTTTATAAAACCAATGCACCAGTAACCTATTGGGCTAATTGCCAGAGGGTATTTTGTTTACACAAGGTGGTAAGTAATGAACGTATTAAGTCTATTTGATGGTATTTCAGCGTGTCACCTAGCACTAACTAAATCTGGGTTTGATGTTGATACTTATTACACAGCAGAAATTGATAAGTACGCCACACAGATTAGCGAACACCATTACCCTAATGCGATTCGTTTAGGGGATGTGACTAAGTGGCAAGATTGGGATATTGACTGGTCTAGTATTGACCTTGTGACTGGCGGATTCCCATGCCAAGCATGGAGTCTAGCTGGTAAGCAGTTAGGCGATAAAGACGAGCGAGGGATGCTGTTTTGGACAATGTTAGACATTATGAAAATGGTGTTAAAGCATAATCCAAAAGCCTATTTTTTGATGGAAAACGTCAAGATGAAAAAGGAGTTTGAAGAGTATATCACACACCATACAGAACAAGCACTCGGTAAGGTTGAGAAGCACTTGATTAACAGTTCGTTAGTAAGCGCTCAAAACAGGCAAAGATGGTACTGGACGAATATTCAAGGCATCACGCCGCCAGAAGATAAAGGCTTGGTTTTGGCTGATGTTATTGAAAGTGGTTACGCAGATAGAGAGAAAAGTATGCACCAAGTGGTAGTAGAACGCCCTTGTGAACCAAGAGATTTTAATACGGACTCCCTTTGCCATCATGCAGCGGATGCCACAGACATAAAAGGCAATGAGTCAATTAAGCGTGTATATGCTGAAACTGGCAAAGCGCCAACTTTAACCACAATGGGCGGGGGGCATAGAGAGCCTAAAGTTTTAAATAGCGAATTGTCATACCGAAAACTAACACCACTAGAGTGTGAACGTCTACAAACTTTTCCTGATTTTTTCACTCTTGTTACTGACGAAAACGGCAAGCAGTTGGTAAGCAATACTCAGCGATACAAAGCACTGGGCAACGCATGGACAGTTGATGTGATTGCGCATATCTTTTCTTTTATGGAGATAAGAAATGAAACAAAAACAACCAACTAAAGCAGAAGCTTTAAAGCGTGCATCTGATTTAGAAGTTATCAATCTTGAGCTTAGGGATTATATTAACGATTTAATTAACAGCGGGCTTTGGGCTTGTTGAAGGAGAGTAGAACTATGAGCGATTATGATGCAATGGGTGAAGAGCAAATTAAAGCAGAATACGTAGACCACATGGGGACAGACCTAAGTGTTGTCAATGCGGCTAGGGTTTCTTTTGACAAGAAGTCAGCGTTTGAGGTATTAGATTTTGATACAGAAGAAGAGTGTGATGAGTGGTTTGATAATGGGGGCAAAGGGTACTTTGACTCTGAGTATGTCATGTCTGACCGATGGATGGGAGGTTATCCTGTAGATGTCCTAAGTAGCGCAGACCAGAAGCTCGTTAATTTCTTAGCCAAGCATGACCATTGGACACCCTTCGGTCACACAAGCATTAGCTTACGTGTTGCTGCACCTATCCCTGTTCGCACCCAATGTTTTAAGCATAAAATTGGTTTTGTGGAAAACGAAGAGTCTAGACGATACATCAAGTCTACCCCTGAGATATTCATTCCAGAGTTTCGTGAGAAACCAGAGGGTTCTATTAAGCAAGGCTCTGGTGGAAAGTTTAAGGGTTATGTGTTTACTGAAGAAGTCGAAGGTGTGGACACTCTAGCTGAGGATATATACAAAACTGTAGTACAAGATGCTGTTTATGTCTATGAACGTATGATTGAACAAGGAGTAGCTCCAGAGCAAGCACGTTTTGTTCTACCTCAAGGCGCAATTGTTAATTGGATATGGACAGGTAACTTAGTCTCCTTTGCAAACTTCTATAAGAAACGTATTGACCCTCATGCGCAACAAGAGGTTCAGGAGGTAGCACGAAAGGTAGATGAGGTTATTAGACCCCTATTCCCTGTAGCGTGGGCTGCACTTGTTGATTAAAAGTAAACCATAGGAGCTATTATGACAGGACAGAAGTTAGCAAAGAAAGCACAGCAATACTTTGAGGAATCCCACAAGTACTACATAACTTATGAGGATTGCTCATTAACAGACATGGAGTACGACTATCTGTGTCTTGAGTTATCTAAGAACTTCGACAAGATACCTGATGAATACCGTAAACACATGGACATAGATAGCCTTACGGCTGGCACAGGGTTTGACATTAAATTATCAACGTACAAGGAGTTAGGCATTGGCTAACAAAAAACAACATAAGAAACCTTTCGCTGAGGCGAGTCTAAAAGTTGGTAACTTTGACCCACTTACGGCTAACCAAGGTATTTTCTTTGAGAAGTATGCAGAGGGTAAGCATCAGTTGCTCTTAGGGTCTGCTGGGACAGGTAAGACCTTCCTAGCGTTACTTAAGGCCTTTGAGGACTTAGAGATGTACCCTGAGTATCGTAAGGTTGTCATTGTGCGTAGTGCTGTCCCTACAAGAGACATTGGGTTTTTAAAGGGGGATGATCAAGAGAAAGGTGCGGTCTATGAGAGACCTTATAGGACTGCTATCAATCATATATTCAACCGAGGGGATGCTTATGAAGTAGCGTGTAAGAAAGAAATCTTAAAGTTTGAGCTAACATCTTTTATGAGGGGTGACACCTTCGATAACACAATAATGATTGTGGATGAGGTGCAGAATATGACAGCACATGAGGCTGACACTGTATTAACTCGGGTGGGTATGAATACTAAAGTTATCCTATGTGGAGACACGGCTCAACAGGATTTAATTAAAAATAACGAGAAGAATATAGATAAGTTCCTTAAGGTTCTTAAAGCAATGAACCATAAGTTTGACTTTACATTCTTCTCGACTGATGACATTGTAAGGAGTGGGCTTGTAAAGGATTACTTGAAAACCAAAGAACGCTTGTGTCCTGAGGGTTACTGACCAAACAGTAAAGAATCACGTATCTCTTTGATTGACATTAAGTACATCCCAACGAACATCATTAAGGCGACTTTAGGGTAACGAAGCATGAAAGCTACAGGCTCTACAAGTCGCTGATGTTCCTCAAATTTACCACGGGACTCATCGCATTTAGCGTTGGTCTCACCTAATTCCTTATCTAATCGGTTAAACTCAGTTCTAACCTGAGCGCATTTGTGCTCTACTTCTTTTTTTAACAACTGTTGCTCAGTCTGCACAGTCACCAATTGTTTCACTGACTCAGCTAAGTCTTTAACAGCATTTGATGTCACTTTCATATCAGCTTCTAGCTCGACCACAATATGCTCAATCCTGTTCAGCCTATCGGTATCGTGCATCTGCCTCCGTTCTATTCCATCCCATTCACTCACTTAGCCTCCTAAAGAACGCATAGCGTCCACTTCTTCTTTCTTGTGTTTATTCCAAACATACCAACCTCCTAACCTTACAGCCTTATACATACTCCAAGCCTTCCATCTAGAAACACCACGTTCCTTTAGTGCCTTATAGAACAACTCATCACAAGTCTTACGGTCAAAGGATTCGGTAACGTACAACCAGTCATGTAGTACAGCAGGTTTATCAGATAGCGTCCCCATTACTGGGAAGAACCATCTGAATATCCAAGGAACACTAGCGAAGTCTGTTATGAATCCGCTAGGTACTCTGATTGTATCGGTGTTGGCTTTGTAGTATAAGTCGGCTACTAATTCATAAGAGTATTTAGTATTACTTACTTTCTTTACAATCAATTCCGATAGAAACATTGCATTTACTCCGCATCACCTGTGATTTGAATGGGTGCGTTAGATTCAGCGCATTGCACTCGTAATTTATGTGGAAAGGTGGCAGCGTCCATCTCCTCTGCCATGACCGCTTTACGGGCTTCTGATGATGCACATACTTCATCTACTGCCATTTTCACAGGCGTGTAAGCAATACAGCCTGATAGAGATACTACAGCTAGTGTAGCGATTAGTGTTTTAATTACCATTGGATTGCCTCCACTTCTTCAATCGTTGTCGCTGACTCAACCTGAGCCTTAAGTTGTTGGTACTTAGCAAATGTCTGCATCTTGCGTAACGCATAGCCAGATATCACCGCTTCAAGCTCTGCTTTTGTTAAC